CTCCTCAAACTACATCACCCGAGCTCGGCTTCTGATGGAGCTTGAGAAAATTCGGGGAGAAGGCCCAACAAGCCACCCAAAAAATGGTTGGATGTTCGGCTAGTCATCCTCGTACAACAAACTCCCGCCCAAAGCTGCTGGCCCTAACACTGGGCCTACCTTCGACAACATAAACAAATCCATTGGGTTGTCGGCCTTTCCGCTTGGCTTCATCTCCTTTGTCTTTGAATCCCGATACGTCAGAAACTCATTATCTGAATACTGCTTTCGGACTCTCTGCATCTGGTCAGAACTCATCCTCGGGTAGTTCTCCAACGCTGGATTCATTACCTGGTGAGGAGCATTCCTCTTGCGGATCAGATCCCAAAGGCCCCATTGACTCGGGAAGATTGCTCCAGCTTCTGATTTTCCGGTTTTCTCAATGTGATCCAATACATCGACGTATCTCTGAGGAATCATCTCAACCGATTCTGGATCCCGGAAGAAATTCGATTCGTAGATATAATCTGGGAGCTCTGGATTGCGAGCCCCTCCCTTGAGTTTGTACTTGCCTCCGGATTTTGGCCCGTATGCGTAATTCATCGACTGCTCACTCACGTACCCCTTCCCTCCAGGGACCTGAGTCAACTCTTCATAATTCTTGACTGGTGGTCTTTTCTGACCTCCAAAGCCACTGTTCCAACGATTAACCATCTCTTGCTGCCAGGATGGGTTGTCCTCCGTCATAATCTGCCCCATATGCCGATCAACCGGAGCAATCTGGGCCTTCGCTGGATTTGTCCAGACATCTGCCATCGAGGCAGTCTTGTAGCCCAGCCCTTCGAGTTGTGAGCTTAGTCTCTGGGTGTAACGGACCCAATCCTCATCCGGTTTCTGGCGGAACCATTGCGGGTTCTCCTGGAACATCTGAGCAAACTCTGCGAGGTTCGTATAGTTTGCCGATCCACCTGCACCAATCCCTCCTCGAGGTCCTGCCTGCAATCCAAAAGCATCCTGGATCCTGCTGTTGTACAACGCCTTGACTGCCTGCTTTCGATTATCCTTGCCCCCTTTGGTCTCCGAATATTCCAGTAATCGATTGCCAGCCTTCAAGGGCTTGCCATCAGGACCGTGCCAGACTTTCACCATCCTAGTCTGATCTACCTTCTTCCCATCCTCGCCTTCTACTCTCTCTGTGATTTTCTTCTTCTTTACGGTCCAATCCTTAGTGAGATCCTTGTAGACCTTGTCTGGACTGTTGTATCTCCAGGGAATCTGGTCTGCCATAAAAGCAATATCCTCCGGTCCTGTTGACCGGAGTCGATTGACTGCCATCAAATTTGGATCAAGTGGGTTGTTCGGAGATGTCAACCCAAACATCAAGGCGTTGTACACCTGGTTATCAGTCAACCCTTCCCGGTACTGATTTGGATCCACAGAAGCTACTTTTTTCTCGTGCATCTTCCAGTAGGTTTCCTCTGGAAGACGATTTGGATCCAACCCCTCTGCCAGAATCCGGTATTGATCTCCCAAAGAATACTTCCCATCAAATCCAGCAGGATAGTTGACTGTGCCTCCATCCTTGAGTTTCTGGGTGATCATCGGAGAAAATTGCAGATCTCCTGCTTCCCCAAATTTTGCTTCAAATGCAGCCAGGTCCTCTGGTGTCCACTCGTAAGGTTCCTTCCCCCGAAACGTCAAAGGGACATCATCAGACACTCGAAAGGATCCTGTTACCTCTTTCTTAGGATCCAGGTAAACCCTGTCGCCCAAATCCTCGCGAGCCTGCTCCAATCTGGATGCTACTTTCTTTTTGTTGTCCTCGTAGTACTTGGCTTTCTTGTCCACTTTCGGTCTTGCTGCCTTGCCAACCTTCGTTGCCTTCGTTGTGGCTCCCATCCCAGCGCTGGCAATGTTATCCACATATCGCTGATATTCTGGTTCCCGGAGCATATTCCGGTAACGATCACTTGCTGTCGCAAACGGAGCGACTGGGTAGTCCTCATCAAATTTACTAGCTCGGTAGGCATTGACCACCGGAGACATCTCCAGGCCAATATCCACCAGGAAACTACCTAGTGCATCCAAGGGATCGTTGCGCTCCTCGACAGGGCGTCTTCGCGCACCGTATCGGTTTCTTGCCATCAGTTTACTCCAGGTGGAGGTGGTGCTGGTGGAGGTTGCGGAGGCTGCAGTTGCTGTTCAAACTGCTGGGCTTCCGCTGCTTCTGAAATCTTGGAGAGCTCCCGGTTGCGGCTAATCATCTGGTAAATTGGAGTTGGATCAATTGGGATCCCGTGCTTGAGCTCGAGCTCTCGGATTTTTAGGAACAGGTCAATTTCCTGCTGATCCCGATCCCGGTCATCCTTGCGCTTCATCTCTACCTGACGCTGAATCACGTCCATTCGCTTCTTCTCCACCTCTGCCTCTGCCAACATCTGCTCCGGTGTCTTCTCAGGCTCCTCCGGAGGTTGCTGTGCCATCGCCTGCATCGCTTCGGTTGGATCGTTCCAGAGTCTGGCCCCATCGTGTATTCCCTGGAGCTCCAACATCCTGAGCATCGTCTCCCTCCACTGCTGGAGACTTGTCAGCGGATTGTCTACTCCCAGTAACTGAATGACCTTTTCCTGCTCTGCCAGGATCAGCTGGTACGTGGCAATCTTGCTCTGGGTGTCCAAGCCTCCCAGGGGAAGGGACACTCGAGCACTCATCTTGGGCCAGCTGGTTGGATCAACTGGGACGTACTGACCCCGAATCTGATAGATCTCCTCGGGAGAGCCGTGGAAGGTTGCCAGCCTGAGAATCTTCTCATACAGAGGCCTCATCCCGGTTTCGGCAATGTTTCTGGCAATGAGCTCCAACCTCGCTTCTGCAGCCCCCCGCTGCATTTCTACAGCTGCTCGGGTCGTACTTTGGAGATGCTCTGCTTCCAAACCTTGTGAGGCGCGACTGATGCCTGTTCTTGCTTCGGCAATCTTGTCCAGGTACTCCAACATCGGGAAGACCTGGGAGGCTGTGTTGGGAATATCAATCGGCTGAATTGCGCCCAGCTGGCGCATTGGGATCATCGCATTCAGAGACGTATTTTCCAGAGCGTCAATATCTACAGCCTGCTCCAGATACGCAAATCTGGGGTTGACTGAAAGCGACAACGAATCCAGTTGGTTTCTCAGGAGTGCTGACCGGATCCTTTGCAGATCTCCAACCTCATCGTATAAACTCATCCCCTCGACTGAATGAGGCAAGGGCTGCATCCGGAATAGGACAAACGGATGCTCATCGACAGGCTCGTTGTTGATGATGTTGTAGGCATTTCCAGCTGTGCAGATCTTGCGGAGTTGTCTGCGTCCTGTTCCCAGGACATCCACCCGGCAATAGGCCTCCACGTAGATCACTTCACGATTTGCCAGATCCGAATCTTCCTCGGTGTGAAACTGATGCGTTGGGTGTCTGAGCAGCCACTCCTCATTCGATTTGTACTCCTGATCTGGGCCAATATAGTCCTGGAAGCTCTCCAGGGGATATCCCATCTCGATCAGGTCTGATACCCGCAGATGTTGGCGTCTGGCAATCAGCTTGGTCTCATCCTCACTGACACTGTATCGATCAATCAGGAGCTCCTCCGGAGGGACGGATTCAATCACGATCTCGCCTGTGTTTTCTTCCTTTGAGAGATCCAACTCAAAGGTCCCGTCTTCATTCTGCTCTGCGTTGATGATCTGCCAGATCCCTTGCTGGGCGATGTACTGATACGCCTCAGCTGATACGTTGGAGAGCTCCCTCGTCTGGGACTCGGTCCGCTCATCAAAGAAGACCTGGGCGACTCCGGTTCCCTTGATCAACGTGTCCTGCAAAACATCCAGCAACACCCGATAGCCCTGATTCTTGTCCCGGAACAGGTAGTTGACAAAGTCTGTGGCCTGCTCTGCGACCTCAACGTCCCTGAGCGTGCGGGGTGTAAAGGCAATCGCCTTCGAAGATCCAAAGAAGATTCTCATCAAGGCAGGAAGCACCTGGTTGACTGCATCGTGTAAAGATCGATCCACAATCTGGGATCTGTTCTCCTCTTCCTTCGGAGAATGCCCTGACTCTGAAAACGGATGACCAAGCCAGTACCTCATCGCTTCTGCTGAATGAGGCGATCGAGTGTGGTCGGTGTAGTCGGCTGCATCTGTCAGAGCAGCCTGGACCCAACTCTCGAGCTCCTCGATGCTCATCGGCTTCAGTTCGTTTGCACTACTGCTCATTTCTTTTTCCCGGCTCTCAGTTTGGCGGATGCTGACAGATCCTTGTAGTGGAAGACTCTCTCCGAGTTGCGACCGTGACGAGCTCCGGAGTGGAGCTCTCCGTTTGGCATCTTGTGAGTTGCTCCACTAAACTTGGTCCCGTCCCGAAAATAGTGGACCTGGTTCTTCATTTTTTCTTCTTCTTGCCGTATGCGCCCATTTGTTTCTTGTAGGATCCCATTGCTCC